CTTGACAATGTTTTGCTAATTGATGATTTACAAATTTATAAAAGCAAATATGCAAGGCTTACTTTATTTTATGATTTTTGTAAGTCGGTTTACTCAATTACTGAAAAGGAATTAAAGCAAAAGAATCAAAGCAAAAAGAAGAAGAACATAAGAAATGCGCTTATCAATTATTTGCTTACTCAAGGATTTAGCCACCAGGATGTAGTTGATGAGTTTAAGATGGCACGAACAAGTTTGGCGAGTCCAATAAATTATCACGAGAATTACTACAAAAGTGATAGGAATTACACCGACATTTATCACGATATTTTGACATTTTTTGAAGATTAGATATGTCCACAAATAAACGCAAATGTAAGGAGTGCAAAAAGGTGTTTGAAAAGAAGCAGCCATTGCAATACGTTTGCAGCCCTATTTGCGCTATCAATTACGCCAAGAAAAAGGAAAAGTCTAAATGGCAAAAGGAAAAAAAGCAGCGATTGATTGATTTAGAAAGCGTAAGCGGTATTCAATCAAAGTACATCCAGCCAAAGGTTAACGAATTAGTACGAATTATAGACAATGGATTACCTTGCATAGCGACTGGTAACTTTGGCAAGATGGCTGCTGGTCATTACTACCACGCTGGAGGACATAGTCAAATAAGATTTAACCTGCATAACATTCATATCCAATCCTTTCAGTCTAATAGTTTTAAAAGTGGCGATGCACTTAACTATCGGCAAGGCATTATTAAGACATACGGAGAAGAATATATTGAATTTATGGAGTCATTAAAGCAAACACCAATAAACGACCATACAAAGACTTTCTACCTTGAGTTGAATAACAAGCTAATAGAAGTTAAAAAGTGGCTTAAAGTACAAGTAAATGGGCAAATGCAAGATTCTGCGAGCCGAATACAACTGCGAAACGAAGTAAACTTGCTATTAGGCATTTATGATAGGGAATATTGCATATTTACATAAAGATTTTGTATCTTTAATACACTCAATAATCTAATAATTTAAACTATAAAAAAATGAGTAAACTATTAACTGGGTCTATTGATCTTAACAAAATTGACAAGACAAAGATTGTTTCAACAGACAAAAACGGCAATCCGTTCGAGAATGGCGCAAAATACCTTAACGTGGTAGTATGGCTAAATGATGAAGCCGACAAATACGGCAACAACGCATCAATCCAAATAAGCCAATCTAAAGAAGAAAGAGATGCTGGAGTGAAAGCCATTTATATCGGAAACCTAAAAGAGCCACAGAGCCGAAATAACGAGCCAACAAGTGCAAAAACTGCATCTGTTGCTGATGACTTACCGTTCTAATTTTAGGGTGGAAGAAAAAAAAGTTTAATTTTTTTTTATTTTTTTTTGTTGATATGCTTTTTTTTATAAAATAGTTGTATATTTGAAGTGCCAATATGGTAAAACACAAAAACTTTTTATTATGTCTTACAAGTTTTCAATTTCCGACAAAGGGTCAAACGGCAAACAGTCTAACACTTGGGCTAACGCTATAACTTACGCTACTCAATTAGCAAAAGCTAACATAGGTAATGTTATTACAATTAAATGTAATAAAGGTCATTTTTCTCAATCTTTTGTATGGTCTATTGATGATAATGATATAGTACCATCTTTTTAAGTTGGTATTTTTAAATATGAAATTATGAGATATTTAGAATTAAGTCAAGAAGCTAAAGAAAACGCATTAGTTGATTATTGTAATTTAATGCAATTAGATGTTGAAAGCGATAGGAAAAGAATAACAAAATGGTTTATAGAAAATAACCACGATGTATTTAGGGAAGATGGTTTTTTAACTCATAGAAAAAATAGATAATTATAGACTAAAATAGGATGAGAAAGATAATAACAATCCACGAGTGCCCCCCTATTCCAGTAAGAGATTATGACTGGTCAGCATTACGAGAAGACTACGATGAAGGAGATTTCATCGGATACGGAAGAACAGAACAAGATGCCATTGATGATTTATTGGAAAAAGAATTTTTAAGATGAAAGCTATGAAACAGATAGACAGATGGCTGATAGGCTTGTATATTATTATTCTTTACTTGACCTATGCAGTAAACAAGTTAATAGAGGGTAACTTTTTTAACTGATGTTAATAACTTGAAAAAATAAAGTAAGCAATATTTGTTATATTTAAGCAGATTTGATTTGGTTAAATGAGTAGGTGTTTGAAGTGAGGCTTTGCACCTGCTCTTTTTAAGTTTAAGAAATGGCAAATGTTTACTTTAGATGATTTTGAGGAGTGCGCTGAATTTATATTAGAATATGGGGTTTATATCGCTTTACTGGTTATGGATTGGCTCGAAAAAGAGGAACGATACGAGGAGTGCGAAATAATATACCTAACCATACTAATAATGAACTTATCAAACGACTGGGATCTGCCAAGTAAACTGACTGAAACAACATTTGAAGAGTTATGCGCTATGCTTAATGTAGATAGAGACGAAGAGGAGTATAAAATGGTAGCGCAAGAGATAATAAAAAGCATTGAATGAACTGGTATTTAGAAAAAATTACAAAGGTTAAGTCAAACCCAAACAATCCAAGATTAATAAAAGACGACAAATTTCACAAGCTGGTTAACTCTATTAAGGAGTTTCCAAAGATGCTGGAGATACGCCCTATTGTAGTAAATGAGGAATTGATAGTTTTAGGCGGAAATATGCGTTTAAAAGCTTGTAAGGAAGCAGGATTAAAAGAAGTGCCAGTAATTAAGGCAAGTGATTTAACAGAAGAAGAACAAAGGCAGTTTATCATTAAAGATAATGTAAGCGGTGGCGAGTGGGATTGGGAAATGTTGGCTAATGACTGGAATGTCGAGCAGCTGGATAATTGGGGGCTTGATGTTATTGGATTTGATTTAGATGCAGATGAGTTAAGTACAGATTTTACTTTACCCGATGGAGATAAAGCACCGTTTCAGCAAATGACATTTACTTTAGCAGATGAGCAAGCAGAGCAAATAAAAAACGCTATTGCTGATATTAAACAAACCGAAGAGTATAAGTATGCAGAAACAATGGGTAATGAAAACAGCAACGGAAACGCACTTTATTTAATTATAATGCAATGGGCAGAGCAAAGGAAATAATCGTTAAGGTAATACCAGCAAAGATTGCTAATGAGTTTGTAAAGAAACATCACTACTCTAAAAGTTTTGTTCAAAATAGCGTTCTGCATTTCGGAGCGTTTTTGGACGGGAAATTGCACGGGGTTCTACAATATGGTAACAGCATTGATAAAAGAAATTGTATAGGGTTTGTTGATACTGGATTGTCAATAAATCAAGGGTGGAACTCGTTCTTGGAACTTAATAGAATGGCATTTGATGACTACTTACCCAAAAACTCAGAGAGTCGTTGCATTTCGATAAGTATAAAGTTGATTAAAAAGAACGCTCCTCAAATAAAGTGGTTGTTGTCGTATGCAGACGGAACACAATGTGGGGACGGCACTATTTATAGGGCAAGTGGGTTTGAACTTTGCGGAGTAAATAAAAACTCCACAATTTACAAATTAAAAGATGGAAGTTCGAAAGCAAAACACGGTACATCTAAAGCTGACTTTAACGGAGCAAAAAAATTAAACGGACATCAACTTAGATACATTTATATAATTGACAAAACTTGCAAAATAATTGTTCCAGTTCTTCCGTTCTCAAAAATAGATGAAATGGGAGCTGGAATGTATAAAGGAGAAAAAATAACATTAAAAGAAAGACAAGAAAAAGATTAACTTTGTGATATATGCGTGTGTAGCTTAATATAAAAAGCACTTAACAATCCAGTTAAGGGATGGCGGTTACTCCGACCCACACGCTCAATTTAAAAAGAAATGGCATACGACAAGACTAAAATATACGAACAAGCAAAAGAAGCTATAAAGAAAAACAATCTTTTTTTTATTGAGGACGTTGTAGCTTTTATACCTTGTGGACGATCATATTTTTATGAGCATTTTAAGGATGGTATGGACGAAATGGACACTATTAAAGAAATGCTGGAGGAAAACAAGATAAAGACAAAATCAAGCATTAGAGCAAAGCTATGGAAGTCAAATAGAGCGAGTGAATTATTAGCTTTATACAGATTAATAGCAACACCAGAAGAACACCAAAAACTTAACCAGTCTTATGTGGAACAAACTACAAAAGTGGTTGAGCCAACTAAGTATATTATCGTTAATGATTCGGATACTACCACATCAAGCTAAATTCTTAAAGAGCAACGCAGTACATACTGGATTAGTTGCTGGTTTCGGTAGTGGCAAAAGTATTGCAGCTACGATCAAGACTATTGAAAAGAAAAAGCAGTATCCGAATATCTCGGTGGCTTATTATCTGCCTACTTACTCCCTAATAAAAGACATCGCCTTTCCTAATTTTGAAAAGTATCTACAAATGATGGGTATTACTTACGACCTTAATAAGTCGGATAAGGAGTTTAATACGGAATATGGTAAAATAATAATGCGCTCTATTGATAGTCCAGAGTACATAATTGGGTATGAGGTAGGTTATAGCTTAATAGACGAAGCGGATATTCCGCCAAAGGACAAGATGCGCCAAGTATTAGTCAATGTAGTGGCAAGGAATAGGAAGAAACTACCTAATGGAGAGCATAATAGTTTAGACTTTGTAAGCACTCCAGAGGGGTTTAGATTTATGTACGATTTCTTTGTTAAAAATAAGGATGAAAACAGAGTGCTGGTTAAAGCGAGAACAAAAGACAATCCATATCTACCAAGTGCATACATTGAAACCTTAAAAGGCATCTATTCAGCTACGGAATTAGAGGCATATTTGAATGGCGAGTTTGTAAATATCACAAGCGGTAATGTTTACTATGCGTTTGATAGGTTAAATAACCATTCGGACAGAGAGGTAGAAGATAGCGACATTCTGCACGTTGGTATGGACTTTAACATTAATCAAATGTGTGCTATTGTGAACGTAATAGACAACGGAGTAGCAACTGCGGTAGCCGAATATATTAACTACTATAACACCGATGCAGTAGCAAGTAAGATCAAGCAAGACTTTCCGAATAACCGGGTAGTCGTTTACCCGGATGCAAGTGGGAAGAATAGAAAAACCAGCGCAGCGGAAACGGATATTAATATTCTTAAAAAGTACAACTTTGGAATTAAGGCATTAACAAGCAATCCATTTGTCCGGGATAGGATTAATACGATGAACAAGGTGTTTGAAAATCAAACGGTATTTATAAATACCTATAAATGCCCTATATTCACAGAGCATTTAGAAACGATAGGCTATAAGAACGATGAGCCAGATAAAAGCATAAACCACAGTACGGATGCGATGGGTTATTTTGTTTGGTATAATTACGGAAAGGCTAAACC